TTTACATCTGAAACTGATCTTATAAGAGCACGTACTGTATTAGAAGAATTAAATGCTGAATTTGACTTATTAGAGATAGTAGAATCATTATCTGAAGAGGTAGAATTAGAATCTTATGGTGGTTATCCTGAATCTGCATCAAATAATGCTGAATTAGGTATAAAAAGGAATAAAGCATTAGGTAATAAATGTGCAACCCAGGTGGGGAAAATAAGAGCAAGACAATTGCAGAGAAAATCTAAGTTCACAAAGGCAACTTTGAAGAGGATTTACTCTTATCTAAGTAGAGCAGCAGAATATTATGATCCTAAGAAACCAGATTCTTGTGGTACTATAAGTTATCTGTTATGGGGTGGTAAAAGTATGCTTAATTGGACTGAATCTAAACTTAAAGGGTTAGAGGCATCAGCTACAATTATAGACGGTAGGGCTGCATACTCTACAATAGAAGAAGCAGAGAAAGCAGCTAAAGATATTGGTTGTAGTGGTTATCACACTCACGATTTTGAAGGACAAACTTGGTATATGCCTTGTAAAGAACATAATCTAGCTAAAGTAGGTCCAAAAGGTGGTGTAAGAAAGTCACCTAAAGCTCCAAAGTCAGGTACACCTAATAAAAACCCAAAAGGTAAAGGTACAGCTAAAGGAAATGCTAAAGGTAAGACAGGGGCAAAAGTATCTACTAAAGATAGGGCTACATTACAAAATAAAGCTGATGATTTTAACAAAAGATACAAAGAAAAGCTAGGTTATGGTGTAACTGTAGGTATGTTAGCTAGTGTCTTCCAAAGAGGATTAGGTGCGTTCAATACTAGTCATTCACCCAACGTAAAATCAGCTTCTCAATGGGCTTTTGCTAGAACAAATGCTTTTTTATACTTAGTTAAGAATGGTAGACCACAAAACGCTAAGTATACAACTGATTACGATTTATTACCAAAGAAACATCCTAAATCTAGCAAGAAATGAAAGAAACACCAAGCTACTCTTCACCAAAAAACAGTAAAAGGGGATGTCTTTGTAAAGATGGTAAAACATACTCAAGAAAATGTTGCGATGGCACATTAAGAGGTCAAGGAGTAGGAAGTGTTACAAAAGCAACAACAACTTATTATTATAAGGTACAAAAATGTGGACATAGTTCACAAAAAGAAATTTATATAGAAGATGTTGAATTAACAGTAAATAATGTCTACTATTTTTATTTTGTTAATGCTAATCATAATGGATGTTACACTGTTACACATACAAGAGCATCAGGAGACCAAAAAATAAATTCTGTTGTTGCTTACAATGATTGCGATGCTTGTATAGCAGCAAACTAAAAATACAACAATTTGAAAGTTAATCAGTAATAATTATAAATACTAAATTTTATGAAAGCAAGTGAAATCGTTTCAAAACTGAAAGATGTGCTTTTATCTTCAACTGAAGAAGTAGAAACTAAAGAAATGGTACAAGAAGACCCTCAAGAAGAGATTCAGGAGGAAGTACAACTTGAGTCTAATACTGAAGAAGTTAATGAGGAAGAAGTACAATTAGAGGAGGCTTCTGAAGAAGCATCTGAAGAGGTTGAGGCAATGAGTCCTAAGGAGGAAATGTCGTATGCAACCAAAGAAGAATTAGCTGAAGTAAGAGCTATGGTAGAAAAAGTTATGGGTCAATTAGAGGCTAAGGAAGAATCAAAAGAGGATATTCCTCAAGAACTTTCTGCTGATGAGCAACCTTTGACTCATAGTCCAGAGAATTCAACAGACAGCAAAGGGTTACACCTTTATGCACAAAACAGACCGCAAACCACTCTAGATAGAGTATTAGCAAGATTAAACAAATAATAATTATTTTCAAATAAAATGGCAACAACTACATCAATTACTACTACTTATGCAGGGGAGTTTGCAGGTGAATACATCGCTGCTGCTTTGCTAGAAGGTGCTACTATCTCTAATGGTGGTATCACTGTAAAACCAAATGTAAAGTTAAAAGAAGTTATCAAAAAAGTAGCTACTAACGATATCGTTAAGGATGCAACTTGTGATTTTGATGCTACTTCAACTATTACACTTACTGAAAGAATCCTTGCTCCAGAAGAGCAACAAGTTAATTTACAACTTTGTAAAAAAGATTTCGTATCAGATTGGGAAGCATTATCTATGGGCTTTTCTGCACATAGCAATATGCCTTCTAAATTCTCTGACTTCCTAATTGCACACGTTGCAGCTAAGGTAGCACAAAGAACTGAGAATTCTATTTGGGCAGGGGACACTTCAAATAATGGACAATTTAATGGAATAAGCACAATAGTTGCAACAGATGCAGGTTTACCTGCTGCTCAAGAAATTGCAGGAACTACTGTAACTTCTTCTAATGTTATAACAGAATTAGGAAGTATTGTAGATGCAATACCTTCTACTCTTTATGGCGAAGAAGATTTATATATATATGTTTCTCAAAACATTGCTAGAGCTTATGTTAGAGCATTAGGTGGATTTGGTGCATCTGGATTAGGTGCGGCAGGTACAAACAACCAAGGTACTCAATGGTGGAATAATGGATCACTTTCTTTTGATGGTGTAAAATTATTTGTCGCTAATGGACTTGCAGACAATGATGCTATCGCAACAACTAAATCAAACCTATTCTTTGGTACAGGTTTACTATCTGATCATAATGAAGTTAAGGTTATTGATATGGCAGACCTTGATGGTTCTCAAAACGTAAGAGTCGTAATGAGATTTACAGCAGGAGTTCAGTACGGTATTGTAGAAGATATCGTTACTTATGGAATTGCAAACTCTGCTAACTAATAATTAATTAACTAACTTAAAGGGGTGGGTGAGCCAAAGTGCCTACTCACTCCTTTTTTAATAATAAAAAGATATGGCTTGTGATTTAACTAAAGGGCGTAAAGAACCGTGTAAAGACGTAGTTGGTGGTCTAAAAGCAGTCTATTTCACTGATTTTGGTGACTTAGGTACTGTGACAAAAACCAATGATGAGATTACGGATTTATCTGGTACTTTTACTGCCTTCAAATATGAATTAAAAGGTGCTAATAGTTTTGAACAAACTATTACTGCTAGTACAGAAAATGGAACAGCTTTCTTTGAGCAAACTCTTTCAATCACTTTGAGAAAGTTAAGTAAAGAAGATCACAAAGAAATTAAGCTGTTAACATACGGAAGACCTCACGTTGCTGTAGAAGACTATAACAATAATGTTTTTGTTATGGGTCTAGAGCACGGAGCTGAAGTAACAGGTGGTACTATAGTTACAGGTACATCTATGGGAGATTTAAGTGGGTATACACTTACACTTACTGCTATGGAGAGAGAACCTGCTAATTTTGTATCGTCACCAACTTCTGCTGATCCGTATGCAGGAATGTCTTCGGCTACGGTAACTGTAACAGAAGGTACAAACTCTTAAACTGAGTTTTGTTTGATAATGGTAGGGTGGCTTTTTAGTCACCCTATTTTTTTGAACAAAATCAAGGTTATTTAGTTATACTTATATGATAAGACTTTTGCCAAATACAAATTCACAAACACTTAGTATAATACCTAGGGCATATACTGTAGCTAGTGATTTAACACTAAAGATTGTAGAGGATGGCACAAAAAAGAATGAAACACTAACAGGCTTAACTTCGTCAGTAAGTGGTAACTTCTTACAAATACCTTGTACGTTTAGTATACTATCTGAAGATTCAATTTATTCTATAGAAGTGAAGCAAGGTTCTACATTACTATATAGAGATAAGGTTTATGTTACATCTAAAACAGATACCACTATATCTCACACATTAAATACTAGTCAGTATGATAATTATGATTCTGAAACGCAAGAGCAACAATATATGATAATATGAGTCGAAAAAATATAAGAGCAAATAGAAATATACAGATACCTAAAAAGGTAGACCCTAGTATGAGGGTTATAAATCTATCTGGTTATGAGATTCCCAAAGTAAAAGAAAACACTAGAAAGGATTGGGTTGAGTATGGTGATGATAATAATTACTTCTATGAGCTTATAGAAAGATATTTAGGTAGTCCAACAAACTCAAGATGTATCAATGGTATTGTTGATATGATTTATGGTAGAGGATTAAACGCAACAGATTCTACTGAAAAACCTGAAATGTTTGGTAAGATGCAATCTTTACTAAAACCTACAGATATAAAAAGGATAGTTAATGATCTGAAGATGTTGGGTCAAGCTACAATCCAGGTTATATATAAAGCAGGTAAAAGAGAGATATCAGGATTGCATCATTTCCCAATGGAAACATTAAGGGCAGAAAAAGCAAAAGATGGTAAAGTACAGGCTTATTACTGATTGGGCTAATATAAAACCAACAGACAAGCCAAAAAGAATACCTTCATTTAGAAATGGTAATAGAAGTGAAAGAAGAGAGATTTATTGTATAAAACCATATAGAGCAGGGTTTTATTATTATAGTCCTGTAGACTATCAAGGATGTTTACAATATTGCTCTTTAGAAGAAGAGGTATCTAACTATCATATCAATAATATAAAGAATGGATTACAGCCTTCTTTATTATTAAACTTCAATAATGGTATCCCTACAGATGAGATACAAGAACTTATTGAGAGAAAGATATATGATAAATTCAGTGGGTCTTCCAATGCAGGTAGATTTATACTAGCATTTAACGAGAGTGCAGATACACAAGCTAATATAGAACCAATACATCTTCCAGATGCACACGCTCAATATGATTTCCTTGCTAAAGAAAGCAGAGAAAAGATTATGATTGGTCACGGTGTTGTATCACCTATATTATTAGGTATAAAAGACAATACAGGATTTGGTAATAATGCTGAAGAATTAAGAACAGCATCTATACTTATGGATAATATTGTTATTAGACCGTTCCAAACTTTACTTATTGATGCATTTAAGGAGCTCCTGGCATATAATGGAATATTCCTAGATTTATACTTTACTACTCTACAACCAATAGAATTTACAGAGTTAGAAAATATATCTACTAAAGTTAAAAGAGAGGAAGAAACAGGTGAGAAACTATCTTCAGATAAAATAGAAGATATAGAGGTGGATGCTGAGATAGTTGAACCAACTGAAAATAAAGAAGAAGAAGAATTAGTATGAAGGCATTATTTATAACACTAAAAGAATTAAAGAGGAAATCTATATTTGATGGTAATCTTGATGCTGATAAGATAATACAGTTTATTGAAGTAGCCCAAGATACAGAGATACAAACTTATCTAGGTACTAAACTATATGATAAACTACAATCGGATATTATAGCAGATAGCTTAACAGGTAATTATCAAACATTAGTAAATGATTACATAAAACCTATGCTTATTTGGTATACTCAAGCTGCTTTTATTCCTTATGCAGCTTATCAGATATCTAATGGTGGTATATATAAACATAATTCAGAAAATTCTACTGCTGTAGACCAATCTGAAATAAACTCATTAGCTAGTCACGCTACAGAGACTGCTGAATTTTATACTCAGAGATTTATGGACCATATGAATTACAATAGTAATTTATATCCAGAATATGTAGCAAATCAAAACGATGGTATGTATCCTGAGAAGGATGTTAATTTTACAGGTTGGGTATTATAATGGCAAAGAAAAAAAAGAAGAGGGTTTATAAACCTAAGAAAGAGAACGAAATCAAATTAAATAGTTATCTTAAAAAGAATAATAATGAGTTGGGGGTCGGTATACAGTAAAACTTGGTTTGGAAATGCTAACGAAGATAATACTATAGGATGGGGAGTTTTTTACCCTATAGTTGCAGGAGGAAGTAATTTACTAGCTAGTATAATTGATATTTTTGCGGATACAACTAATTATTTTGCTGATCAAACTAAAACATAATGGCAAACAGTATAAATTGGGGTGAAATATATTGCAGTAGTTGGTGGGGATCTTTATCAAACCAATCAACTATAGACATATCTTCTGAGCCTTCTTGTATGACTTAATAAATAAAAAAAATGGCTAAACAAAGTGTAGGAATTGGGAGTGCAGCAAATGATGGAACAGGTGATCCGTTAAGAACCGCATTCGATAAAATTAATGATAATACAGATGAATTGTATACCTTGTTAGGTAATGGAACAACATTATCTATATCTGGAGATGTGAGTGTAAGTGCAGGTGCAGTCACTATAGCAAATGATGCTATAGATGAAGCTCATTTAAATGCTACAAATACAGCAGTAGATAATTATATTTTATCTTTTGATAGTGCTTCAGGAGGTTTTACTTGGGTACAACAATTTACAGGAGACATAACAGGTATAGTAGCAGGTAATGGATTAACAGGGGATGCTACTTCTGGAGATGCTTCTTTAGCAGTTGGAGCAGGTACAGGTATTACA